ATCACCTACTATCTCTTTAAAGTCATTCCTGACAAAGAATAGATAAAAATAGTAGGAATTTGGATAATCCGTCTAAGTATTTATCATCAGAGTTTGCGGCGATTGCGATTGATGAGCTGACGCTGAATGAGCAGACTGTTTTTGATTTCTTGCGGATGCGCTTGCGCTGGGTTGGCGTTGAGGACCCTAAGCTGATTGCAGGGACGAATCCCGGCAGTAAAGGTCACATGTGGGTGAAGAATCTGTTTATTGACAGAAATATCCCGCCGGAAATGCAGGATTTTGCAAATAAAATTGCTTTCGTGCAAGCGCGGATAGATGATAATCCGTACTTGCCTGCAGGATACAGTGACGCGCTTGATACGCTGCCGGACAAGCTAAGAAAAGCATATCGTGAGGGTGATTGGAATATATTCGAGGGACAGGTCTTTGAAGAGTTCCGGACGGACATACACATTGTTGAACCGTTTGAAATCCCGAAAAGCTGGCAGCGCGGACGATCTATGGATTGGGGATACAGTAAACCGTATGCGGTATACGAATATGCAGTCGATTATGATGGTGTTGTCTATGTAATTAATGAATGGTACGGCTGCAAGCCGGGAACGGTCAACACGGGTACGCAGGAAACGGCACGGGAAGTGGCGCAGAAGATTAAACATTTGGGCAGTGAGTTCGGTATTGCGGATCCGGCAATTTGGCAGAAAACAGGTCATGATGGGCCGTCGATTGCAGAAGCGTTCGCAGCGGAAGGCGTGCCGTGGTATCCGGCGGATAATGACAGATTAGCAGGGAAAATGCAGGTGCACTTACGGCTGAAAGAACGAAAGCTCAAGATATTCAAAACGTGCTATCACTTGATACGGACACTTCCGGCGCTGACATACGATAAACACAAAGTCGAGGATGTAGATACACAGCAAGAAGACCACGCTTATGACAGTTTGCGGTATTTCTTGATGAGCCGTCCGATTCAGCCGGTGAAAGCAGAAAAGCCATTCAATGATGGCTACAGATATGAAGATGAGGAAGGAGATGAACCGACGGCGTGGGGAGTGTAATGAGCGACAGGGCATTAAGAGATTATGCTTATAGAGTGCTTAAATCAGAGTACGGTGAACATATAGAGAACGGGATTTTAATTCCGGCAAAGAAAAGCGATGAAGAGTTGGCGGCGTTCGCAGCGCAGATGCCGCAGTGGCAGCTTGAACAGATGTATGGAATGATGTTTAAAGGAGAACTTGTCGAATGAGTTTTGATTTATCCGAAGCGCGAAATAATGTAAAAAGGGCATTGCAGCTAACCAGCGAATGGCGTAAAAGTGCAAAAGAAGATTATGATTTCATGCGCGGTAAACAGTGGACGGATGCGGACTTGAAAGTAATGAAACAGAAGTCCCGCCCGGTTATTACAATTAACCGGATACGCCCTGTTATTAATTTGTTATCCGGTTATGCGGCGCAGAATGAAACGGAGCCGGATTTTCTGCCGCGCTCGGAAGAAGATGACCGCGTAGCACGAGTAGCCAAAGGTATCACGAAGTACACTTTCGACAAGACAAATTATCAGAGCGTTAAGAAAAAGGCATTCAAAGACGCTATCATTTGTGGTGTCGGAAACTACTGGGTCAGTTATGAATTTGATTACGCCCGGATGGATGGTCGGATACAGATCAAAAACGTCAGCCCTTTTGATGTATTCGTTGATCCGGAATGCAAAGAAGATGATTTATCAGACGCTTTCTACTGCGGGCGTTATAGCTGGGAAAGTCCGGATAAATTGAAGCAAATATATGCGGACAAAGCAGATGAAATTGCCATGCTCACGCATAAATACGATGACAGCGAATTGGAGACGGTCGATACGGAGCCGCTCTGGTATTCGCGGGATTTAAAGAAATTAAGGGTCGTTCAATATTGGTACAAAGAGTACACGCGGAAGAAAATTTTCTCTGCAGATGGAATGATCGTCGATGAATCGCAGCCGGATTTATATTCGGCTTTTTTAATGTCCGGAGCGGAACCGGAAGAAATTCCGGTTACAAAAATCAGATACGCGACATTCTGCGGGGAAGTGTTACTTGAAGAGGGCGAAAGTCCTTATAAGCACAATCAATTTCCACTTGTGCGGCAGTATTGCTACTTATCCGGTTACGGCGAGGACTTAGATGACGGATTGGAACCGGCGGGCATTGTGCGGGATCTAAAAGACGCACAGCGCGAACTCAACAAGAACCGCAGTCAGCGCATGCATATCGTCAATCAGCAGTCGCTCGGTGTTCGTTTTTGGACCGGACCGCAGTTTGATGAAAAAGAAAAACGGGAAATTCGGAATCTGTCTACAACGCCGGGCGCTAATATTTTCTTAAAGCCGGGTGTGACATTTACCGACGGGCTTCCATCGGCGCAGTCTGTCAATAATATAGAGCTTGAAAACCGCTCAAGCAGTGATTTCTACACGATTTCAGGCATTACTCCGGAGAGCCTGTCCGGCAGTATTGGGGCAATGAGCGGAAAGGCGATTGATTTAAGACAGTCAGTCACCACGGTGCAGACGGCGGAAATATTCGATAAGGCAAAAGAAGCTGAGTTGCAGATCGTCAAACTTCTGTGGGGTGACACATACACGCCGGGACTAATCCCGCAGTTTTATAACAAAGATAAAGTTATGCGGATTCTCGGTGAAGACGGCAAGAAAGAATTTGTGCAGATACAGCCGGGGCTGGGGCAGGCAATGCAGGAACAGCAGGCGGTAGATCAGAACGGTATGCCGGTAACAGATGAAAACGGAGATCCGGTCACGAAGGTACTGTATGATTTATCCGCTTTTGATTTCGACATTGTGATCACAACATCGCAGGCAAGCGCTACCGCACGGCGGGCGAATTTGTATCAGCTGCTTGAGGCGAAGAAAGCGGGTGTTGACATACCGATGGACATTATTCTTGACTTCATGGATTTCCCGGAAAAGGAAACCGTCAAGAAGCGTATGCAGCAGGCTTCCGAACAGCCGAAAATGCCGGACTTTAAAGTCAACGCAAGTATTGAGGATTTACCGGCGGAAGCACTGTCAACGGCGCTGCAGTCTATCGGCGTGAATATTTCACCGCAGCAGATTATGCAGGAAAGATTAGCACTTAAAGGGCGGGCAGCAGTTCCACCGGTGCAGCCACAAATTCCGATACAGCAACCACAGCTATTAGGGCAGTAATGCCTTGATATATCGTCCTAAGCAACGACGTTAAAAGGCTTTTTTCTTTCGTCCGAAAACAGACGGTAAACTACAAAAAAATATTCGACCGCCGACGTCGTTAAACCGGCAGAAGGAGATAATCATGGAAAACGAAACAATGCTGAACGCAGAAGATTTAGGGTTTGATGCAGAAGATTTGAAAGAAGCAGGTCTTGATAATCAGGAATCGGCAACTCCGGCGGGTAAAGCACCGGCAAAAGAACCGGAAGACAATTCTGCAGACGGACAGCCGAAAACTGATTCCGATCCAGAATCGGAACCTAAAACGAAAATTGAACCGAAGGAACCGGAAGACAATCCGGCAGGCGGCGATTTAAAGAAAGCGTTAGCGGAAGAAAGGGCTCGCAGAAAAGCGGCCGAAGAAGCGGCTAACACTTTGCGTTCACAGATGAGTATGTCACAAAAACCGGTATTATCTCCGGAAGATTTGAATCAAATTAAGAGTTATGCGCAGCAGGAAGCCGCACGTCGGCTCAAGATTGACGACGCGTCTGATTTGATGTTCACCGATGCGCAAAAGTATCAGGAACTGCTTCATGAACAGGCACGGATTGAATATCAGATGACACGCCAGCAGGAAGAGCGGCAGGAAACCTATCAGAAAAATGTAGCGTTTATCGGTGAGCTTAAGGCTATTCCGAATATCGGCGAACTGTGGCAGAAAGGCGCTGAAATGCTGGACGGCATGACGCGAAAAGATGCTGCTCCGATTGATGCGGCATTCAACCGTGTTGATCATGGGGTAGGTACGGATGCAGACTTCAAAGTTATTCGTGATTTTGCTGAAAAAGTAAAATCGGCGATGGCCGCACCTGTGCAAAATCCGCTTGAAACGGCTAAAACATTGCCAAAAGCAAGCGCGTTAAACGGCGGTGCTCCGACCGGCGCGAAACTGTCTGAGGAAGAAATCCTCAAATATGTGGAAGAGGGTCGTGAAAGTGAGCTGCCGGCGGAAATCAGAAAGCAGATTGATGACCTCTGCGGTGATTAATTTTTTTACAAAAAGGAGAATGAAATATGGCACATGAATTTAAAATTCCTGAAAAATTGGTTCCTAAACTCTGGACAAAAAAGGTATGGAGAGAAGGTTTAAAAGCTTCTTATTTTGATAAGTTTACGTCTACTAATGGGAGTAATGTTGTTCATACGAATAAAAATCTAAAACAGGCTAAAGGCGATGAAGTAAACTTTGGGCTGGCAATGAATCTTAAAGGTAACGGCGTTTCCGGGAATAACACACTCAAAGGTAATGAAGAAGAAATGCAGATGTATGATTTCAGCGTAAAGACTACTTTGGTCAGAAACGCAGTTACGCGCTTTGAGGCGGATGACCAGAAATCTCCGTACGAAAATTTGCCTCTTATCAAGGGGGTGTTGGTGCAGTGGCTGTCTGACTGGAAAGATAACAAGCTGATTTCCGCACTGACCGCCAATCCGACAACCGGTGAACGTCTTATTGCGTCTGCGGCAGGAACAGAGGTTTCTTTAACGGCTAATGACAAGCTGACCTGTGCGGTAATCGGCCGCGCAAAACGCAAAGCCAAAATGCATGAACCGATGGTGAAACCTCTTAAAATTGATGGGCAGGATAAATACATCATGCTTGTGGGTACTTGGGCAGCAAGAGATTTGAAAGCAGATCCTGTATGGCAGGCGGCACAGCAAAATGCGGCCATCCGCGGCAGCAAGAACCCGATTTTTACGGGGGCACTTGGCGAATATGACGGAGTCGTTCTTTATGAATACGAACGTGTTCAGAATACGAAAACTGGCGCGTCTTCTGCAAATGTTGTTCACAATTTGCTTTTGGGACAGCAGGCGGCCTGCTTCGCTGTGGCTCGTGAAGCCCGATTCATTAAAGATGAAGACGATTACGGCAATGTACAGGGGAATGGTATCGCGTTCTTCGGTGGCATTGAAAAATCCATCTACAACAGCAAAGATTATGGCGTGATTCAGGTCATGACCGGCGGTGCTGTAGAGTAATTTCAATGGAGATAAGGTGAGGGCTGTAAAAGCCCTCTTTCCTTTTCTTAAGGAGTAACCATGATAATTAAAGACTTGATTAACCGTGCGTATATGCAGGTGGGCGATACGTCGCAGGTGAACTATACGCCGTATCAGTTTCTGGAGTTTTATAACGAAGGAAATCATATTCTGCATAAGATTGTACTGCGGTATATTCCGGATATTTTACGTGTAACGGAGACGGGAGTTCCGAACAGGCCGACGATTGCGCTTTCTTCTTTCGCACTGCAGATTGTATCAGTAAAGGATATGTATGGTCATCCCGCTGATTACACGATGGAAGACCACAAAATCATTACTGCGAAGAGTGCGGCACAAAGAGGATTGACCGTCGTATATATCCCGTCTGCAGATTACAAAGAAATGGATGATGAAAGCGGTTATCCGGCGGAAATAGAAAGTCTTCTTGTAAATTACATGGTAGCGCGGATCATGAAAGCTGACTTATCGTTTGTTTCCGGGTGGGAAGATACGATTTCCGAGATAGCGCGTCAAATGGATGATGAAAGCGGTTTTGTTGCAAGGGGGTACTGGCCGTATGACTGCAGGCGAACTGATTACGATGATTAATCTGGACACAAATGAAATATTAGATGACAGTGCGGAATACATCCCCTATATTAATGCAGCCATTGATTGTCTCGTGATGATTTTGGTCCCGATGAAAGACAGGGAAGTTGTAAAAAGTATGGACATTAACAACAATAATCCGGTACCCGGTGATTTTACCGCGTTTATTCCTACGGCGGGTTACCCTGTCCGCATTGTGAACGGGTCTTTCCAGACGTACGGTGGAAAGACTGTCAATAATGTATTTTACGCTGTGAAAAAGCCGCATATATCGGATGAAACTGATTCGATTCCATTCAGCGAAATCTTTCATTTCGTGCTTGTGCAGCTGGTCTCATTTCTTGTCAAAAAGAAATCTTTAATGCTGGATTATGCCAGTGCAGATAAAGCGTTTATTGCTGATTTAACAACGGCAATCCAAGCGGCAAGAGGGCGATAATATGGGTGAGCGTTTCTTTGCTTCGACAAACGGTTTCAGATTAGGTCTGGACTGGAGCAAGCCTGCAGAAAGCATTGATATGCAGAGTTTAACGCAGACGATTAACTGCGAATACAGCCCGACGGACGGCGCGCTTCAAACAGTGCCGGGCGTGAAAATAATTTATACGGGAACGGCGAATATTGAAAGTTTGTATTATGACAATTACCGCCATCAGTATTACTTTTCATGTAACCGTGATTTGTATAAAACAGCTGATTTTGTGACGGTCACCCGGCTGGGAACATTAACCGGTAACAGCACTCCGAAATACCACGCTTTTGACCATGATATATTGATTGCTTCCGGCGGTAAATTGCAGGCTGTTTCCGGTGCTGGCGTGCTGTCTACTGTAGATGAAAGCCCTACTTGCGAGTTTGTGAGCAGCCACAGCGGCTCTGTCATTGTGGCGTCTATTTATGGACACCGTGTCACATGGTCAGCTGTCGGAGATTATAAATCATGGACAACGAACACGAACGACGCGTCATCGGCGCAGTATGTAGAGGTTGGTTATAAAGATCCCGGCTGTATTGTAGCTATTGATTTTTTGTCAAAAGCAATCATTGTATACAAAGAATACGGTAGAGCTTATCAGGTGGTGGGCAATCCACATGAAAAGACGCTTGCGGTGTATCCGCTTTCGGAAACGGCTTTATGCTGCGGTAGTTCTATCAGCATTGATGACCGAAGTTATTATCTGGGTGATGCGGGGCTGATGAGTTTTGTTCCGACAAATACGTATGCGAATATTCAGCCGTTTGAAGTGGGCCTTAATATTAATGCACAACTGACGACGATTACCTCAGAGCAAGCCCGGATGTGGCATGTTCCCGGAAGAAAACAGCTGTGGATTAAACCCGGGAGAAATCAGGATATATTTATTTATCATTATCTGCCGCGGTACGAGGACGGACGCGGTGTATTCACGTCAAGGTTTTTCGTTCATGATCTGCATGATGTGTTGACAGTCAGCAAGGATGTCTATATTGCCTATGGTAATAAAATAGGCATTCTTGATTCAAGTATAGATACTGATGACGGAGAACAGATTACGACGTCGATTGTTTCAGGGAACAGATTGGCTCAAAGATTATTCTTACTGCTATTTTCATATAATTTTGTATCAAGCAACCGTATTGAAGGTTACGGCAGCATTACGATTAGCGATAAACGGGCAAAACCTGTTACATTCAAGGCGGCCGGTACAAAGTTATACTATGCGAATGAAAAGTTGATTAATGCAACCGGCAGGCTGAATAGCAATGAGTATACGAAAGTAAATAAGATCGGCGGCGGAGCGAACCGCCATCTGCAGATAAAAATATTTGTTGCCAAGGGCGCTATCGCTTTGCGGCAGTTTGATTATACTTACGAGGAGGTTTAAATGCCTTATACGGAAAAATATCCTTTGAACCCGACGCCGCAGGGAGACAGCACGAAAGAAGCTGTACTAAAGAATAGGGAAGAAATCAAGACAATCGGGAATGCGCTTTCCGCACAGTCGAAAAGCGGCGGTAGTGGACTGCGGCAGCGTATTTTGTATGGAAAAAACAGTGGCGGGAAGTACAGTTTTCTTTCCGGCGACGGATTGTCGGTCATTATTGACGGAAGTACAATACCTGTTGTTTTAACGCTGGCAGACGGCTTTAATGAAAACGGCGCGAAAGATTATGTAGAAACAATTAATAAGAAAATCAGTGCATGGACGTTGCCGATTAATACAACAAGCTATCTGTTTGTGGAACGGAATAACGCAAGTGCTTTTTCTTACGGGAGCGCAATAACAAAACCGGTGTTTTCTGCTTCCTTGCCTTCCGGCATTGCCACAAACACTCATGTTTTCAACACACTTGAGCAGAAGATGTATTACTACAATGGTACAGAATGGAAAGCAGTTGTAAGAGTTTTTGTTGCAGCGGTAACGACGAATGAAACCAGCGTAACAAAGATTGAATATATGAATAATGCGGCAGCGGTAGAAATGACGGATGCTGAAAAAGAAAAGCTGTCCGGTATTGAAGACAAAGCAGAAGTTAATCAAAACGCATTTTCTAAAGTAAAAATCGGTGACAAAGAACTTGTTGCGGCAGTGAAACAAGCTGTCCTTGAATTAATCGCCGGGGATAACATTAAAATTACTCCGGATGCAGATGGTTCGAAAATAACGATAGATATAGCAAACAAAAAAGAAATATTTGATCCCGATAATTACTACACTAAAGATAAGTCAGATGATAGATATTATCGTGAAGGTGTGCCCCTGCCAATAACGGATGGTAACGAAGTTAATTTTGCGGGAAATGCAGAAACCATACAGTTCGGCTTTCGTGACCACGCCATTAACACATATCGGTTTGGCAATGGCACGCAAGGCGGATTAGCCGATATCACCGCAAAGGCATTTGATGGCAATTTGTGTTCTGGTTCTTTTAATGATACACAACAAATGAATGACTGGTTGCGTCAGCACTATAAAGACGATAACGTTTATGCTTGTCTTGCACACCGCGCCAATGAAATTGTAATTAACGGCAATAAGCAATGGGGAACTGTTTTAATGAGTGCTTATCCAGCACATGACGGACGAGCATTAATAACACAGCTGTTTTTTGCTAATTCTAACGGCTTGTTTTATCGCTATCTGAATACACCAGATGAGATAGATAACACAAACAATTGGTATCAGATTGTGGGCACAAACAATGAGAATAAGCTGAAGATTGGCAACAATTACATATGGTTTGCGTGAGGTGGTGTTCATGAGTGTTTTTAAACATTTATGTTATCAGAAAGAGAACGGGGAAACAGGACAGTGTGATGTATATGATGACCAGAACGAATGTCCAGACCCGCGAACGTATGTCAACGTAGACGGAAGAGATGGCTATGTAAAACTGGGTGAGTTTAATGACCCGCAGGCAAGTCCTTTACGGTGTTATGTAGCCAGTGCAGGACGGGAATTTGCGATTTTAAAGGTAGCAATCCCCACTGGCAGTTTTACAGTGCAAAATTATAATGGTGCGTCTTATGACTGGACATGTCCTCGATTGATTACGAAAATAAAATGTACATCGGCGGGAGAATGGGATAAATATGTAAATGTCACTCCGGGCACAGTTTATACATTCAGAATATATAGAACCTTCGGACGCCGTGATTGGAAAGTATATGTTGGGAATGATTTTCTCGTTTCTTTGTTTGAAGCAAATGACCCGCTTATCGTTTGGTGGTCACAAGAGATCAATAATTCATGAACAAGATAGGGTGATGAGATGAATTGAAATTATCAAGTTTACAGGAAATGATAAAAGATTATGAACGTATCACTGGCGAATCCGTCAGCTTTGAAGGGTTCTCTTTTGATGATGATCTTCATGATAAACAGGGAACGCATTTCAAGTTTTTCCCGAATGCCGGATTTCTTTTCTGGCAGTTGATTAAGCATGAGGGAATCGTTTATTTCCAGATTCTTGAAACATACGGCAAGTTTCACAAAATGGTTGATTACATCAGAGAGGTGATGGTCCTTAATGGGGTAAAAGATATCGTGACAATGACGACACGCAATCCGAAAGCACATATACGCCGATGGAAGATGATTCACCATCCGGAACAAGATTATGACTACGAAGGGCGTCATTACTATGTGCTGACCGGCACAATTGAGAATTTACAGTAGAAAGGAGATTGCATGCTATTATTTGATTTACAGCTGTTCGGGAAAAAGGGGACAAAGATAACGACAACGCCGGCGCAAGTGCCACAGATGTCCGATGAGGAAAAAGGGCTGCTTGGCGAACAGCTGAAATGGGCACAGACTACACAGCCGGTGGCACAAAACCTGCTGAATATGGCTAATCAAGCATTAAGCAGCCAGCAAGTAACGCCGAATCCGAACTGGCAGACGCTGTATGACCGGGCGCAGAACCAGACAGCGGCCAATAATCATCTGGTGCAGTCGCTGATCCCGCAGGTCAACGCCAATACGGCAGAAAACGCGGCGGCCAACGCAGGCTATTCCGGGCAGATTGGCAATGCTATTACTTCTATGACGCAGGGCAACAAGGAACTGGGGGCGGAGTATAATGCCGCCATGAAGAACAACAGTACCACAATGCAGGGGCTGCTGAATGGTGTGCTGCCGTCTTCTTATTCAGAAAACCGGCAGAAAGCCTTGCAAAGTGATTTGACTAATACGGTCGGAAATACATTGTCTGGGCTGGCCAGCAGGGGAATTATCAATTCTTCACAGGCGGACAGTGCATTCAATGATATTTCCCGTAATGCATCTAATACTTTAGCGGCGCAATACGGAAATGATATGCAAACGGCCGCGGGGCTTGCCGGACAGGCATATAATAGCCAGCTTGCGGGTATTAATGGCAAGGCCGGACTTTTGGGAGATATGTTCAGGAACCAGCTTTCCGGCTACGGCCAGCAGGCTGATCTTGGGAATACGAATTTTAATAACCAGATGCATGGATTGTCTACTTTATCCCAGTTGGCGAACCAGTCCCAGCAGATGGCTATGGATCCGATTCAGACGGCGGCAACGGCACAGGAAGCGGCTATCAATACGCCGATGAAGTACTTGGCTATGGCCACGGGGCAGAATGCACCAACGCAAGGGTTATTATCTCAATTATCGCAACAGCGATACAGTGTAGCCACCCCGGGACAGACAATTGTCCGGCAGGGGAATGGCGGATTTTTTGGAGGTCTTATGAGCGGATTAGGAAGTTATTTGGCATGCTTTGTAGCCGGAACAGAAATTTCAACGCCGGAAGGCGCAGTTGCTATCGAACAAATGGCGTTTGGTGATCAGGTTATTTCTCTTGGCACAGTGAATGAAGTACAAGAACTTCACGATATGGGCGAAGCGGATGTTTATGAGCTTAATACTCCGTCTTTTGCGGTAGACACAACGCAGACGGAAGTATTCATGACGCCTGATGGAAATAAATCTTTAACTGAACTTTCCGAGGGTGACAGTGTCATGACCGTAAACGGATTTGAGCCGATTACAGCGATTATTGCTACCGGTAGAAAAGAAAAGGTTTATGAATTGGAGTTGACCGGAGATAACATGTTCTATGCAAACGGCATTCTTGCAGAAGGGTTGACGGAAGCTGACAAGACAGCAAATGAACCGGATGGAGACATTATCCCTGCAGAGGCGGTTAACGTTGTTTCTGTAAAGGAACCGACAGAAGAGCCTGCTTCGGAGAAAGAACAACCTGCAGAAACAAAGAATGAAACAGAGAAAAAGCCGGTAGCTAAAAAAACGGCAACAAGAAGAAAGACGGTTACTAAGAAAGCGGGTAAATAATCATGAGTGTTATCTATGTACAAGATAAATCACCATGGAATCAGATTGGGAATTTGGCGGGGCTGTGGGCGGCAAACCGTCTGCAGAAGATACAAGATACAAGAAACGCCAAAGATTATGCAACAAGAGTATTCGGGGGCTATCAAGAGGAACAGTCCCCGGGGCTTTTGTCTCAATTGACACAGCCGCAGACCCCGCAGATGGGCAGCGGCCTTTTTGCGCAGAACGGTCTTGAAAAAGCAATGCCCCATTTCAAGATCAACACTGCCGGCACACAGCCTTTGCAGTCTTCAACTCCAGTGGGGCAAGATGCATTAGAACAGGACGTCCCCCATTATCAGTTGAATATGCAGCAGACACAGCCGCAAACACAAGCACGCCCGAGTGCACCTGACAAAAACCAAATTAAGCAGTCGCTTCGGAATAAAGCCGGGGCGGCATATGTCAGCTTCATCAAGAGCGGCTATGGACAGCAAGAAGCGGCACGCATGGCAAAAGAAATGCTTGAAAATGATACGGCCGAAGAATTTGGTAAACAGCTTAATGCCTATCAGGACAGCGTTCTTGAGCCGGCAAGGCAGGATATCTTGAATCAGCTTGTCTATACCACGGATAAAGACGGGAATGCGACAGTCAGCGGTTATGATCCGAAAAAGCTTAAGGCAATGGCGCCGCGGATTGTCGCTTATAATTACCGTGCACAGCAACTGGGGCTTCCGCAGATTGATATGAATGTGCTAAATAACATCAACGCGTTGGATAAACCGAATATTTCTTATAAGACAATGCCCAATGGCCAGCTTGTAGGAATCAATGGCGATACAGGAGCTGTCCAGCAGATGGGGAATTATGCACCGCCGCAAGATCCGCGGCGTTTTTATGTGAATACCGGCGGCGGATTATTTGATGTCAGAAGCGGGCAGGTTGTTCCGGGTACGGCAAGAGAAGTGCAAGGGCCCGGAACGAGCGGGTACAATTCACAGATTATTTCACAGCTAAGTCACTTGCAGCAGATGTACGAGAAGCAACATATGTATGATGATGATTTCGATCCCGCAAAATCTCCTTATTATGCACAGCTGCAGCAAGTCTTAAGACTACAGCAGCCCGGACAACCGGGAGATGTGACGGGCGGACAGAAACAGCTTGTGAATGATGAGCAAGGTCTCAGTAATAAAATCATGGAAATGCGGCAGCATATGTCCAAAGAAGAAGTGCAGCAGGCATTACGAAACGAAGGACTTGGTTTCTATGCAGCATGGGTACCGTAAAGAGGTAAAATATGGGTTATTTTGATGAATTTCAGCGCGCTGGCGGTAATACTGGCAGTGAAAGATATTTTGATGAATTCAAGAATCAGCCGCCGCAGGATTCGTCTTTGCTGGACAGAGCAAAAGGGTTTCTGAACAGCATAGATGAAGCTTATGAAGAAGGGCGTGCGGCACGTAAAGCGCAGTGGGAGAAAACGAAAGCCAATGTGCTGAACACTCTTTCCAATTATGCGTCCAACGCCGGACAGGCCATAGAAAATTACGGCAATGAAATTGCGACGGCCGGGGAACGTGCTTTTGAAGCATACCAAAATGGGGAATCCATCAATATGGAAGACCCGACACAAGGATATGAGGGCGAAAATTATAATCGGGCAAAAATGAATGTCTACAATGAATTGGTGGGCAAGCCTGCCGGATATGCCACCATCACGCCCGGTATTCCTGCTCATGTCCGTATGGTAGGTGCAGCATTGGCAATTCCTACATTGTTTGATTCTACGATGCAGACTTATAATCAGAACATCGGCAATGATGACGGTACGCCTGTTATTAGCACGGCAAAAGAGACACTTTTAGATCCTGTTATTAATCCGGTTAAAGAAGCGGTTACTCATCCGGGGGAATATGTACAGAGCCTTGTGGATAATCCGACCGAATTGTGGGATAAAGTGTTCTTACCGGGCGCGGTCATTCACGGAGCGGCAAAAGGTATCAAAAAAGCAACGCCAAAAAGTATCAGCGAGCCTATCCGCGAGCATGTGACAGAACCGTTTAATGAACATGTTATTGATCCGGTAAAGAGCGGCCTTGCCAATACGAAAGGGCGCTTTTTTGATTCTTTTAAACGTGGCGGAGAAACAGGTTTTGACGATTTAGCCCGTGATACCGAGATGGGCACGCAGTCACTTAAAGAAACAAACCTGCCGCCCGAATACGGCGAAACAGGAGATATAAAAACAGATGTTTACAACCGTCTCCGTCAGAATGGATTTACCGATTCCGAAGCGGCAGGGATTACCGGAAATATTGCGCAGGAATCCATGTTTGATACAGAAGCGCTTTCAAAAGATGGATATAATTCCCACGGGCTGGTGCAGTGGACAGGCGATAGAAAGGCACATTTAGAGCAATTTGCCCGGGAAAACGGACTGGATCCCAAAGATTGGCGTACACAGGTAGATTTTATCTCCGAAGAGATGAATACTACAGAACGGGCGGCTTTTGAAGCACTCCGCAAAAATCCGAATATCACTCCGGAAGAAGCGGCGCATATTGTCCGAGAACAGTATGAACGTCCGGATCCGGCAGTGGCCAATGACGCATACCGCCAGCAGGTGGCCAGAGAAGTCTATGATGGCCGCAGTGTCCGTCCGATGCAGCGTCCCATGCAGAACGGGCTCAATGATTTTGCCGAAGATGTAAAACAAGCTACGCCGGAAGAAGCAAATTTAAATTTCATGAAGGATTCGGTGAAAGATATTACTCCGGAAGAATTATCCGATCATATCAAAAATGGGACTATTCCTAAGGAAGTATTCCGTACATATGACGAAACGGAATATAGCGCATTCAAAGATTTACCGGAAAAACAGAAATTTGAATATGCACGTCAGGAAACGCTTAAACTTGCTGACGGAATAGACGATCCGATGGGAGAAAAAGTAAGAGTTATTTTTGACAAAGAAAACAAAAATGCAGTAGATGACGCAGTTAAAGCTTTCACTTCCGGACATGGCGAAAATATGTCTATTTCTGATAGCCGGGCATTTGCAACTGGGTTGATAAAAGATACTATTCAAAATCCGGATTTTATTCTTAAGCAAAAGAACGGAAGAAAACTCTATGTGAATCTATGGCGCGGAAAAGATAATTTGTTACATCAAATAGCGGTCAGCATGGATAAAACCGATAAAGGGAAAATTATCTCTTCAAGTACGGCTATGGATAAGCCAAGACATCGCAACAATGCTATTAATCAGCTTTCAAGGGATATAAAAAACGCCGACGAATTAATTTACGTCGGCGAAAATATTCGAGGTCGTCAGTCAGGGTATCCTCTGCAACCCTCCAGTGATAGGGGTTCAACGCCGGATACCCAGCTCCACCCATCTGGCAACTCTATTGTAGCAGAAGAAACAGGAAAAGTAAAATTGCCGGGTGATGAACGGTCATTTATGACAAGACCTGTTGAGGAAGCAGCCGACAATGACTTGACCACATGGCAGGGAGAGACGATTTCACGCAAGCAGATTCTTGACGATGTAAATAGCATTTTCGGGGCTACGATCAAGAAGGGGCGTGTCGGTAAGAAAGGCACCAACGGCTGGTATAACCCTAAAACGGATATTATACGAACAAGAACATTCGGGGATCCCCGAACTGTTATGCATGAACTTGGCCACTATGTGGATGCAAGGTTTAAGTTCAGCAATCGTCCTGGTTTTGATACGGAATTTTCCAATGTTATCCATAAACGTTTCGGGAATGCCTACAATAAGGGCGGTATAAAAACGATCCGAAAAGAGGGAATTGCTGAATTTTTCCATGATTATGTTACGCGCCGTAAAACAGCGGCTTCTGAATTTCCTACATTTTATAAAGAATTTAAACAGATACTGGAAGGTGATAAAGACCTGCGCGCCGCAGTGGATAAATTGTCTTATGTCGGACACCAGTGGTATGCGCAGCCTGTGTGGGAACGGATGAAAGGTTCTGTTTCTTTTGGCGGTAAAGAAAATCTACTGCAGAAAACGTTGAAATTCTTTAAGGATTCTAAGGAAGTCGCACGGAAAGTTTATCATGAACCGTATACTACACTGGTGGATGAGCTTCATCCGTTAGAAGAACTTATCAGTGAAGTGGAAAAACGCGCAGGAAGAAAGTTAAGAGTAGAAGAAAACGCATTTAAGCAGGCGTGGCTTGCGCGCGGATGGGCAGGCAAAGCAGAAGCCCTTCTGCAGAATGGTTCGCCTAAGCATAGAATCCCCGCTTTTAAAGAGATTATCCGAAAAATCCCGGATAATCAGCTGAAAGATTTTTCTACATATCTGACCGCATTACGCGAATTGGATATGAACCACTGGAATACATTCTTACCACGAGATGAAACCCCACTGATTACGAGATTTACAAAATCAGAATGTTTTGACGTCATCAAGCATTATGAGAAGAATCCTGTTTTCGCGAAAGCCGCTGCGGAAATCCACAGATATAATGATTTCCTGCTTGCAAATGCTGTAGATGCCGGTATGTTATCGGTAAAGGCCGCAATGGCCATGAAGAATAAATATCCTCATTATGTACCGTTCTTCCGTGAATTTTATGAAGCTGCAGAAGCACAAAGGAATGGAACAGGAAAGGGATTTGCTAATGTGGGGGCTGTCACAAAGAAAATGCGCGGCAGCACTTTAGATGTAGTAGACCCACTGGAAGGAATAATCCGGAATACTTTCTCAATAATGAGTGCCATCGAACGGAATAAAGTCGGGCAGTCTATTGTAAAACTGGCAAACGTTGATGGTATGGGAGCATTGATTGAAAAAGTGTCCGGTGCGGCGAAGGTAACGGATCATAGTTTCAGCGTTTGGGAAAACGGAAAGAAAGTCGTTTACAACACAACGCCGGAGTTGTATCAGGCATTTAAAATGCTGAATCCGGAAGGTGCAAACATGTTTACGAAGCTTCTTTCCTACCCTGCAAAATGGCTCCGTGCCGGGGCGACGCTGGGACCAGAATTTATTCTGCGTAACCCCGTACGCGACATGATTTCCGCTACGATTTACTCTAAGCATGGATTTATCCCCGTTGTAGACACTCTTAAAGGCTTAGGGCTGTATCTGCAGAAAGGTGAAACTTACTGGGAATACATGCGGTCAGGTGCGGCACAGGCTAATCTTGTTTCTCTGGATAGGAATTATCTTTCCGGGCAAATGAGAGAGCTCTTGCAGCGGCCAAGCGTCAAAAAGATGATTACTACCAATCCGATTGAAGTACTTCGCGGATTATCCGAAGCCACGGAAATGGCTACACGTTTAGCAGAATTTCACAATGTACGAAAAGGGTATACGGGGATCGGGAATCGGCTTTTCAGCAAAAAGCGAAATCCAGGCAGTATTCAAGAAGCGGCGCTTGAAAGTCGTGATGTGACGCTGGACTTTTCACGAATAGGGTCTCATACAAAATCACTGAATAAGACGATTGCATTTTTCAATGCAGCCATTCAGGGGACGGATAAGATGTTCCGTGAATGGAAAGCTAACCCACGGGATATGACGGTAAAAACGGCTATGTGGATTACCTTGCCGTCAGTCCTGCTTTGGGAGCTCAACAAGGACGATCCGCGGTATCAGGAACTGCCGCAGTGGCAGAAAGATATTTTCTGGATTATCCCGACGAAAGACACGCTGATTAAAATCCCCAAACCCTTTGAACTGGGAATTCTTTTCGGTACCGTTCCGGAACGTATGCTGCAGTGGGATTATGACAAAAAAAGAAAACAAAAGGGAGTGGGATTCAAAGGCCTTGCCGGCTCTGTACTTGATTCTATGGCTCCATCATTCCTGCCGACTGCATTAGTGCCGGCTATTGAAGCAATGACCAATCATTCCATCTTTATGGGGCGCGATATCGTACCACAAAGCCAGCAGAATACAATCCCTGAACTGCAGTATGGCCCTTACACGTCAGCGGTAGGTCGCAAAATAGGTGAAACGTTCGGCGTTTCACCCCGAAAGATAGATAATACAATCCGCGGATATGGCGGGAGCCTTGCCGGACTGGGATTGACACTCACTGATCAAATGGTCGGACTGGATGAAACACGTCCGGCAAAACGATTTTCTGAACAGCCGGGGATTCGTGGATTTACCGCCACGCCATACGCAAGCAGTGAAAGCGTACAGGAAGTTTATGATGCCTATGACAGGCAACTGAAACTGTTCAATGCGGGGCGGGAACTACATAGGCGGATGGACGGATTCGATCCGCGAGAATTTGAACAGATGAAGAATGCCGTGAAAGCTTTTCAGAATATTAACCTGGCAAAGAAGGCAGTCATGAAAAGTAATTTATCCAGTGAAGCTAAACGAAAGAGGCTGGATGAAATACAAATGTCACAAGTTAGAATTGCAAGAAAGGCATTAGGGAAAGGAGAGTATTAAATAATTGGAACATGAACTTTTTCATGCACTGCTTCCGATCGCAAGCAACATTGTATATGTGGCACTTTCAATGGCTGTAGGCTTTCTTTGGAATAAAGCAAAGGGGCTACAGGAAAACAGAGAAAAAACCGAAGATGGCGTGCGGGCATTGCTCAAAGACCGTTTAATCGGGATCCACAGCAACGCTATGAAAAAGCAGTATATTACTTACACAGAAATGGAGCGTGCATCAACAATGTATGAAGCTTATCATGGGTTGGGCGGCAATGGTACGGGAACGGCGATCATGGAAGAACTCAAGCATCTTCATATTCAAAGGGATGACTAATCATGATGGAGAAAATCAAAAAACTGTGGACGCGGTATGTGCCAAGTATTTCAAGGCGTGCGAACACGTCTTTGAAAGTGGTATATCTTTACGGGGCCGGACTTCTGATTCTGTTTTTTATGGTTCTTTTTTCGTGGCTTCATGATTTTTATCGAACAGGCACAGCTAACACGGCACAGTTGATTACATTTTTCAAAGAGTATGCAGCTCCGGCAGTAGTCGGGGCTGTTACTTTTATATCAGTTTTTTCAGTGAATAAAAATCGGAATGGTGATTCCGACGCAGCGGAGAAAGGAGCGGCAAACAATGAAGGGAATAGACGTATCTGAAAACAATGGAGTGGTAGACTGGGGCGCTGTAAAAGCGGCAGGTTTTGAATTTGCCATCATCCGCATCGGCTATGGTAAAGGACACTTAGACAGCCAGTTTTACGATAATGTGAATGGCGCTTTAAAAGCAGGACTGAAAATCGGCATTTACCATTATTCTTATGCATTATCTAACGATGTGGCAGATATCGAGGCGGATTTTGTTATTCAGACGCTTGAAGAGTGCGGATTGACCACAGATAAATTGCCGATGGGCGTATGGTTCGACATGGAAGATGGGGATGGTTACAAAGAACGTCATGGCATGCCGGATAATCAGGAACTGACAAACATCTGCAACGTCTTCATTAATCGCTTGTGGGATGCGGGCTATAAATATGTAGGTCTATATTCTTGTTATGACTGGCTGGTGAATATTCTGGATGTTGATCAGCTGGGCGGATGTGCAATATGGTGTGCGCAGTTTGCCAACAGATGTGATTATCCGGGTGTCCATATCTGGCAGTATACGGAATCCGAAAATATTGAAGGAAAATTGTTTGATGCGGATGTCGTGATGGAGGTATAAATGTGTGGAAAAACATTAAAACAAGCAATTATCGCTATCTGCTTATTATTGGAATTATCGTCTTGCTGTGTGCAGGTATCTGCGGATGGTGGTGTTATGAATCGAGCAGAGCCAAAACAGACTGTCATGATATCAATGACGGGTTGGAACGAGCTCAAGACGGAATCCGCAGCGCAGAACTTGGAATTAAATCAACTCAGACAGAAATTGATCATGCTCAAAATGGACTCCGGAGAGCAAATGCAACAGCTGGAGAAATTGCAGAAAGAGCTCGAAGAGATGCAGATATCATTAACGAATGCGAATCGATCGTTGAACGATGTCAGGAACGATCTATCCGAATCCAGAACATCATTAGAAGAGTTGAAGAACAAAATAAAGAAAATGGAGCACAAACAAGCGGTCATACGTAGACAACGAGATATATATGCAGGGCTGTTTGTTATTACCGCGGGAGCGGTTTTCTCCCGGAGGTGATCCTAAATTTAATCTATGGTATAATATAATTAATTGAGCCGTGGAGTATTGCACAAAGCGGACCGGAAAGAGCCTTGATACAGAAATTGTATCAGGGCTTTTTCCTTTCAAGGAGGATTATATGAGATGGTTTTTATATGCACCGCTACAATTACTCATTATGATAATTTGTTATATCACAAATCCTATTGTAGTATTGTTTGCCGACAAAAACGGGGAACTGCATGGATTTTTGCGAAAATGGCAAACATTTGATGATTCATGCGATAGCGAAGACTGCGTGACAAAATATGTACCAGACTGGATGCGGTATGATTTCTATAAATACTACTGGGCGGAGAAACGATATGATCCGAACTATGGACGGATGATGAAAAGATCAATTAACATCGCGCCGCTGCCACTGATTGATAGATTTAAGCGGTATTGCTGCCGTTTATTCTGGCTGTCAAGAAACTGCGCTTATGGTTTTGCACTGG